CTATGCAACTGTTATTGGTATATTTGAAGGCAAATATTTGGCTGGTAAACCGTTAATTATCACGGGGGATGGGGAGCAAAGAAGAGACTTCATACATGTTTATGATGTCGTTGACGGTTTGATTCGTTGCCTTGGCCAATCTTTTCGTGGTGAAGAGTTTGAATTTGGTACAGGTTGTAATTACTCTATCAACGAAGTAGCCGCTATGTTTGGTGATTATCCAGTAGAGTACATTCCAGCTCGTAAAGGTGAATATTCTGAAACGCTATGTAACTGCACTAAAGCAGATCTTTTACTTGGTTGGTCTACCACAGAAAAATTAAAGACTTGGATTGAATTCAGCACATATTGTTATTTACAAAAGTCTAAAAATAGTGTAAAATAAATTTAATGAAGACTAAGGATATTAGAGATCAGTTTATTGATCTATATAATAAGGAAGATTATGTCACTGATAAGACAGGTGTAAAAACACTTGAAATTGTTGGTGCTTCTTTTAACGCAGACAACCCAACTATTTTTGGTTCTCCAAATCAAGAGTATATTGACCGCGAAATCGAATGGTACGAATCTCAAAGCCAATACGTTTATGATATTCCAGGTGAAACGCCATCTATTTGGAATCAAATTTCTTCAACAAAAGGTAAAGTAAATTCTAACTATGGTTATTTAGTTTATCATTCAAATAATCATTGTCAATATAAAAAAGTTCTTCAGCAGTTGCTTGCTAATCCTAATTCACGCCGTGCAGTTATGATTTATCAACGTCCTACAATGCACGAAGATTTTAGTGTCGATGGAATGTCAGATTTTATTTGTACTAATGGTGTTCAATACGTAGTACGAAATAACTATGTACACTGTATTGTGCAAATGCGTTCAAACGATGTTGTGTTTGGTTATCGCAACGACTTTGCCTGGCAAAAATATGTTCTTAAAAAATTAGTTAGAGATCTTAACAACCTAGGCGAAAATAAATATTCTATTGGTGATATTACTTGGCAAGTTGGTTCTCTTCATGTTTATGAGCGTCATTTCAAGTTTATTGATAATGAGATCAAAGCAAGAAAAAAAGCTGAAGAAATTCTAGCTCTTGCCAAATCAACTATGGGTGACTAATGAACTTTAATGCATCTCAACTAGATAAGGACTTATATCTCCCTCGCGCTAAGACCGAAGCAAATGAAATCTTCTCAAATGAAAGTACTCGCCGCGGAAGATCATTTCAGAATATCTTAGAGACTACATTGTACGGTCATGCAGCAGAGGTATATTTAATACAAGAATGCGGCTTTAAAGACGATAAGCGAAAATATAAAGATGTGTTTGATACAAACGGTTCATCGGTTGAAATTAAAGTCACCGAAGGTGATTATTATGTTCCTTATGTTTTAGAGCGTGCAGAAAAAGCAAAGGCACAAACATGGAGAGAGTACCCAGATATTTTGTATGTTTTTATTGGTAATAAAAAAAGTGCAGACTACAAATTAAATGGAATTTATGAGTGGAACAAAAAAAGATTTGTTTTACAAAGTTCCGAAATTAGTGTATAATAACTCATATGGAAAAAGAATCAATTAAAGTACTCAACGAATGTGCTGATATTCAACTTAAAAAATCTAGAGATTACCAAAATCCCAATTCTAGAATTAAGCAATCAGATTATTATCCACGCGGTGTTATGTCAATAATGGAATTGATCAACACTAAAACAATTCGTCTATGGTCGATCATCGAAGCAATGGAAAACGATCCTACATACGAACCAAATTTTGAGTCAATCGAAGACTCACTAAAAGATTTAATTAATTATTCTTCATTTGCTGTAGCATACTCTAGAGGTAAAATCGAAGGCCAAAGTAAAAATCGTGATTTCCTCAACCGTGAAATTGTAAAAGGGGATGATAGTTAATCCGATATCAAATATACCAGTAAATAAAAAATCTCATGTGTATGGATGGGCTAAAAAATGGTCTGATCTTTTAGATATTAAGATTGATCATAAATGTGATCAGTATCATGAGACTGCTTATATTGAACATGGTGCTAATTTTTCAGGAACGTTAAACCTGTTTGGCGGTGCCAATAAGGATGTTTTTGACCGAATTAATCGCGTCATGACATCCGAAAAAGTTGTTTCCCTTGATCACGAAATGCCTGATTATGGTGAAATGCTTAGAAAAAGAATTGGAGCTAAAACAACATATGAAGGAATAACAGAATCTTGGTGTGATAGATTATCCGTAAAATGTAAATGGATTAACTCACTGAAAATGGAAGAGCTCGAAAATGCATATGACGGTATTACTGTTGGTGATTCTCATACAATAGCGTATGCAAATAAAGGAGACGTTATATTCCGCAACGATGGTAAAACTCTTCATGGTGCTTTAAACGAAGGATTGGAAACATTTATGCGTGGTGTTTCAGCCAAAAAAGACAAATTTATGTCGTTCGATACGCCAGTTACTTTTTGCTTTGGATCAATTGATATTCGTCATCATATTTGTCGACACGGAGGTTTGTCTAAATCTATGATCGAAAAGTATGTTGATCAGGCATACTCTATCACAAACAACCCATTTTTTGCTAAACCAGTACCGGTTGAGTTTGTAGGAAGAAGAATACCAAAAAGTGGATTTTATAAAGGAGAACCTTTTTATGGATCATGGGAAGATAGGCGAGATATTACCGGTGAGTTTATTATGCACTTGCACGATCTTTTGCCTGAAGAGAGAATCGTTGGACCTCCAGAAGAATGGTATCGCATGGATCCTGAAAAATATGCTAAAACACATATGGAACTCTCCTCAAGTTTTCATATTGCTCCGCCTTACTATAGAAGCGAAAATTGGGGAATTAACGAGTTTTTTGTATAATAAAACAAATGAAAACAACTAAGTACTACGAGGAGTTTAAGAGATACTATAAACTTGCTGAAGACCAACAAGCTAAAACTAATTTGGGTTGGCAAGATTACGAAGGCTCTACAAGCGACGACTTAATGAATAACATTCAGTTGTACGATGTTGTTGAAAGAAAGTTAGCGGGGTTTTCGCAGATTGTAAATGATGCTTTTTATGGTGCTTCTAAAGAACATCCTTATTATGATAAAATTCAAGAAGGGCATGCGGACAATAAAAGAAAATACATGATATCTAAGTGGGATGATCGAAAAAATGTCTATGGCCTAAGAGAGTGGTTGTATGTATTTTTAGTTCATCGGATTACTGGTTCTGCAATTAATTACGGTACAATTCCTTCAGGTTATCACAACACAATTTTATTTGACTTGTACACATGCGACACAGTTGATGAAATGGCAAAACTGATACCGCACTATAGAAAAACATTTTACACGTCAATTGGGTATCAATTTCCAAAGTTTCCTAAACCTCCAGAAGGCTATAAAAGAGGTGGAGATTATTATCTTTCAACATATGCACCTAGATTAGTTAATGAAATGGCCTCATGGCTTGAAAGCGGAGGTAAACGCAACTTCCGTGAAATGGGAGATTGGATGTTTGAATGGAATGAAAAAAATGGCCTTTGCAAATATAAGTTTCAGTATGCAGCATTTCTTGCTGATATCGCTGATTGGTTTCCGCAATATGTAAATCGTGAATCTTATTTCTATTATGGAACAAATGCCGTAGAGTGTATTTCGTATCTTATTGAAGGTAAAAAGAAAAACATTGAAACGCTTGATAAAGTCATGGATATGATTTACGAAGATCTTGGGTCTGTTCCATATAATGCTGAAGATGTTTGTTGTGATTTTATTCGTTGGGTAGAAAATTATGTTCGGCCAGGTACTCATTACGATCACGTAGATCGAGATACTACTTGGTCTTCGTGCACGATTAAGGATCATCCTAGAGGAAGACAGAAAGCTATGTTAGATTTAGGTTTAGTTGAATCATTTAATACTCTTAAATATCATCCTTCCGACTTAAAAGTTCTCGAAATAAATAATTTAAGCATTGGTGAATACCAAGACCTCTGCAAAAAACTTTAGTATCTCTGAAGTTTACTATTTACAAAGTAGTATAATTGTGCTATAATATGCACATACAAAACACGAAAAAATATGTCACTATTAGATAAATTAAAAAAATCTTCCCGTTCTGCGGGCGTATCAGTTCTTTCAGAATCAAAGCTTTTTTCTGAAAAAGAACTGACAACAACACCAGTGCCAATGATTAACGTTGCACTTTCTGGATCAATCGATGGAGGTCTAGCTTCAGGGCTTACAGTTTTAGCTGGTCCCTCTAAGCACTTTAAAACTTCGTTCGCACTTTTAATGGCAGCTGCTTATTTGAAAAAGCATGACGATGCAGTTCTTATGTTTTATGATTCAGAGTTTGGATCTCCACAATCGTACTTTGAATCTTTTGGTATTGACACTTCTCGTGTACTTCATACTCCAGTTACTAACATTGAGGAACTTAAGTTTGATATTGTTCATCAATTAAATGAGATTGATCGTAAAGATAAAGTTATTGTTGTTATTGACTCAGTTGGAAATATTGCTTCTAAAAAAGAAGTTGAAGATGCTGAGAACATGAAATCAGTTGCTGATATGACTCGAGCAAAAGCTCTTAAAGGTCTCTTTAGAATGATTACCCCGACACTAACACTTAAAGACATTCCTCTTCTTGCCATTAACCATACTTACATGGAACAAGGTATGTTTCCGAAAGCTGTTGTTTCAGGAGGAACTGGAGTAATGTATTCTGCCGATAATGTTTGGATCATTGGAAGGCAGCAAGAAAAAGATGGTACTGAAATTAAGGGGTATCACTTTGTAGTTAACGTTGAAAAGTCACGATTCGTCAAAGAAAAATCTAAAATTCCGATTTCGGTTTCTTGGGAAGGCGGAATCCAGAAATGGTCTGGATTGCTTGATGTAGCCTTAAAGGGAGAATATGTTGTTAAGCCTAAAAACGGTTGGTATATGGCAAAAGACCCTGCAACAGGTAAAGAGCTTTCTGGAAATGTTCGTGCTAAGCAAACGTTAGAAAAAACTTTTTGGGAACCTGTATTTGAAAAGACCGACTTTGCCCAACATATTGAAAAAAGGTTTAAAGTAGGAACTGTAGAAATGGTAGCAGAAGAGGAGGTTGAAGATGCCAGCGAATAAAGTAAATATTGACCGATACATTCAATTTGTTGAAAAGGGTGATAGCGAATTGTATGCATTAAAGGTTGTACATGGACCCTATACTGGTGTAATATACACTTACGGTAAAGTTGAAATTAAAGGAACAGTTGATGAACCAGTTGTTAAATTTGACTTTACAATTAACGAAGTTCCTAAGGGAAAAAAGAAAAACAAATTAGAAAAATCTAAGACGTTTAAAAATTTTATGGGTGATATTCTTATCACTTTAATTGAAGAAAAAGTTAATGACGAATCTACAGAAGCTGATACTCAAGAATCTAACGAGTGATGAAGAATTTTGCCGGCGATCTTTGCCGCATTTAAAGCCTGAGTACTTTGAAGATGAGCATAGGCCAGTTTATGAACTTATACTAAAATTTTTAAGTGACTATAATAAACTTCCTACATCGTCTGCTCTAGATGTTGAGTTTCAAAAGTCTAGTTTGATAAATAAACCAAATAAGAATGAGATTCATAATTTGATCACTGATCTGAGTAATCATGAGAATGTTGACAGAGAATGGCTACTGAACTCTACCGAGGAATGGTGTAAGAATAGAGCAGTCTATCTTGCTATCATCAAATCTATAAGCATCATCGATGGAAAGGAGAAACAACTAACGGATGGTGCAATCCCCGGAATACTATCCAAGGCACTTCAAGTGTCTTTTGATACAAATGTCGGCCACGACTATTTTGAAAATTCAACACAACGATACGATTTCTATCATGTTCAAGAAGACAAAATCCCGTTTGACATATCGCTCCTTAACACCATTACAAAAGGTGGGGTTTCAAATAAAACTCTTAACATCATATTGGCAGGTACAGGTGTGGGAAAAAGTTTGGCAATGTGCCACTTCGCTAGTGCCAATCTCGCCGCTGGACTCAATGTATTATACGTTACTCTCGAAATGGCAGAAGAAAGGATTGCTGAGCGAATCGATGCTAATTTACTTGATGTCCCGATTGATCAACTTGAGACGTTGCCTCAACAACTTTTTGATACCAAGGTTAACAAGCTCAAAGAGAAGTCTAGAGGCAAACTTATCGTAAAAGAATATCCTACAGCTACAGCACACGTCGGACATTTTAGAGCACTGTTTGATGAGCTTAAGCTCAAGAAAAACTTTAAGCCTGATGTCGTATATGTTGACTATCTTAACATTATGGGATCATCTCGAATAAAGGGGCTTGGCGGTTCTGTTAATACATATTCTCTTATTAAAGCAATTGCTGAAGAACTTAGAGGATTAGCTGTTGAGCTTGATGTTCCAATCTGGTCAGCTACTCAAGTCACTCGTTCAGGCTTTGGTAATACTGATGTTGAGCTGACAGATACTTCTGAGTCATTTGGCCTTCCTGCTACTGCGGACTTGATGCTAGCACTCATTTCTACTGAGCAGTTAGAGGGTATGAATCAGCTGATGGTAAAACAACTAAAGAATCGTTACAATGATCCAACTCAAAATAAGAGATTTGTTGTTGGTATTGATCGATCTAAGATGAGGCTTTACGATGTCGAAGATTCGGCTCAAACCCTTACCAGTGATGAAATTACCCCAGCACCCACCGCAAATAATGACTTTTCGGCCTTCAGAATCTAGTTTCCGGCCGAAAAAAACTCAAAAAAGGCCATTTTAGGCCATTTTTGTATGTACAAACCGCCCTAAATATGCTATAATAGGTAGTACAGAATGGTTAGGGTAAAAGGATCAGGTAAAAACAAAAGAGAAAAGGCACGTTCTGTTGCCAAATATTGCATAAAAATGTTAATGCCTAGACTTAAAGATAAATTGAGCATTAATATTACACTCATACCTAGGCTTAAAGAAAAGGAGTCGCTCTCAGGTGACTGTATTTGGGAGGATGATAGGTGTGTTCGACCTAGAGAATTCACTATAAGAGTTGATTCAACTCAGAGCTTGCAATCGATGTTAGAAACAGTTTGTCATGAGATGGTACACGTTAAGCAATACGCCCGTGGAGAGCTTAAAGATCTAGCTCGTTCTAGTAAATGTTGTAAGTGGAAAGGTAAACAAGTAAACTTTGAAAGCACACACTACTACGATCATCCATGGGAAATTGAAGCACACGGCCGTGAAAGAGGCCTCTTTTTAAGATGGTTCTTTGAAAGTAAGTGGAAAAAATGTCATTGGGTGGATTATTAAAAGCTAATTCTCTATAAATAGAAATACTACATACTAATTTTATGGGTATTATGATTAATTTAAAAACTTTTTCATCGTTTTTACTAGAAGCTACAAATTTAACACCTGCGGAACTTAAAAAATCTGCAACTGGAGGTCCAAATGCTGGTCTCCCTCGTACTGATATTTTATCAGATATTGTTAAAAAGCAAGATCCGCTTGAATTAATGAAAGGTGGAACTGTAGTTGTTGCAAATACACAAGAAGTTTTATCTGCTATTGAAAAATTCAAAAAAGATGGAAAGTCTTTTTCTTTTAAGGGTGATAATGGGAAAACATATTCAACATCAGATCTTAAAAAATCAAAAGCCTTCGGAGGGGGTTCTGGTGCAGGTGGAGGTACTAAGCAAACTGCTATTGGTGAAGCTGCACAATGTTTATGGATAGCTGCTACTTTGGGAGAAGGACATGACAAACCAATTGACTACTTTACTGATAAGATTTTATCAAAGTATTTTAAGAAAATTTCAGTCGGTAAAACGTCTTTAGACGAAATATTAGACATTGATGATGGTTGGAAAGCATCGTCTTATTTAACTGCGCAATTTGCAGTTTCTAATAATATGGTTGACAACGATATGTCATTTCATAGAGATGATAGCGTTATGAAAAGCATTTATAAAGCAAAAAATGTAGCGTTTAAAAACAATGGTTTCAAACCGTTGACTGATGATAAATGGAATCCGGGTGACATTTGGGCTGTTGAAAATGGATTTAGTTTATCAGAACTTAACACGTCAACAGTTGAATCTTTTAATGATGACATATTAGATTTGTATCTTCAAAAACGTTTAATCGGAATTTCATTAAAGAAAGTACGTCGCGCCGCTCAAGCTGTTGAAAAAAATGTTGAAAGACCACCCCAGACACAAGATTATAAATTTACAGGCGGTCATATTAAAGCCTTAAAAAGAGGAGAATGGTATACTACAAAAGCCAACTACATAACTTTTGAAGGCGGACAAGTTGATCTGCGTGCAAATAGTGCATTTGGTTCACACAAATCTGAAATTAAAGGAAAGGGAGCAAGAGGCGGTGGGGCTTCTTGGGGTGTTATGCAAGACGCTGCATCAAGAATTTATGGTAAATCAAAACAGCTTCCAAAAAATAGTTTTCTTAAAAAAGAATCTCAAGCAATAGCAAATGGGGATAAAAAAGCAATTGCCAAATTTACCAAAATGCTTCAAGTTTATGATAGAAGTATTTCAGAATTAAGTGTTGTAAAAGAGTTAAAAAATAAGAAAAATGATACTTCAGTTTGGGTACATGGAAAACTTGGAGGACTTTATGTTTTAGACCTCCTTCAAAAAGGAGGTAAAAAAGCAAACCAGTTTATTACACAATTGGTAAATTATGCTGGAAGCTCAACTTCAGATTCTAGTGCATACGTAATTTTAAAAGAAAAATAATGAAATCATTTATAGAACATCTTAGTGAGGCAGAATATGATGGCCGAAAGGTTACTCTAAATAAGCCATTTCGTTCAGATGATAAAAAGAAAAAGTTTTACGTTTATGTAAAGAACGAAAAAGGCAACGTTATAAAACTTGGCTTTGGAGATCCTAATATGGATATTAAACGTGATGATCCAGGCCGACGAGCAGGATTTAGAGCACGTCATCAATGTGATACAGATCCCGGCCCAAAGTGGAAAGCACGTTATTGGTCATGTAAGTTTTGGGAGAAAGGTAAAACTGTAACAGACTTATTGGATAGTGTAGTAGTAGATGAGTCTATACTAGAAGCATCTCGTGCAGGTAAAAACACTCATATGACACATATCGAAGATCGTGTTATTTATGGCGGAGTTAAAGGAGCAAGAGAATCAATTCTCGCTCTTCGTTCTTTAAGAGATATGTTAGCCGGTAAAGTCAGTTCTTCAACTGATGTTACTGAAAAGTGGGATGGTGCACCGGCTGTATTTGCCGGAACTGACCCATCAGATGGTAAGTTTTTCGTAGCAAAAAAGGGAATTTTTAATAAAGATCCAAAGGTTTATAAGTCAGAGGCCGATGTGAGAAACGATACATCTGGCGACTTAGCAGACAAATTAGTAGTAGCATTCAATGAACTTAAAGATCTTGGCATTAAAGACGTTATTCAGGGAGATCTCATGTTTACAAAGGGAGACCTTGAATCTGAAACTATCGACGGTGAGAAGTATATTACATTTCAGCCTAACACACTCGTATATGCAGTTCCTACCGGTTCTGATTTAGCAAAGACAATTTCAAAGGCTAATCTAGGAATTGTGTGGCATACAACTTACAAGGGCGATAGTTTTGAATCTATGACTGCATCTTATGGTGTAGACATTTCTTCTCTTAAAAAGAAATCAAGTGTTTGGCAAAAAGATGCTGGACTTGGATTTAAAAATCTTTCTGGTACCGCAACATTAACTAAAGCAGATACTGATGAAGTTACTGCACAACTTTCAAAGGCTGGCAAAATTTTCCAAAAGATTAAATCAACAACTCTTAACGAGCTAGAGAATAATCCAGAACTTGCTACTAAAATTGAGACATTCAATAATACATTAGTGAGAAAAGGTGAACGTATTCAAAGTACTTCAAAGCATGTAAATGATCTTATTTCTTGGTTTGATAAGCGGTATAAGAAAGAATACGACAAGCGCAAGAGTGATAAAGGTAAACAAAATATATTAGCAAAGCAAGAAGAAGAAATGAGATTCTTTTCTAAGGAAAATAGAAAAAACCTTGATATGATGTTTCAGCTAATGAATGCAATTGTTGATGCCAAGTTGATTATTATAAATAAATTAGATAAGTTAAAAGAGATTGACACTTTCGTTAGAACAAAAAAAGGTTTTAAAGTAACAGGTTCAGAAGGATTTGTTGCGATCGATTATAATACTAGCGGAGCAGTCAAACTAGTTGACAGATTAGAATTTTCTACAAATAATTTTTCACCAGATGTTATAAAAGGATGGGAGCGATGAAAAAAATAAACGATATTAAAGGCTTTAAACAGTTTAACGAAGACAGCGTAAAGGCGGTAGTTTTTGCGTTTGGAAGATTTAATCCTCCTACTGTTGGACACGGTAAGCTTATTACCAAGGTAGCAGCAGCAGCTATTGGAAATCAGTATCGTATATATGCTTCGCAATCAAATGATTCTAAGAAAAATCCTCTTAAGTATAAAGAGAAAATTCGTGTTATGCGTAAAATGTTTCCAAAACACGGAAGAAACATTATTGAAGATAAAAATGCAAAAACTGCATTGCATATTGCTTCTATTTTACACGATCAAGGTTTTACGAAACTAACAATGGTCGCTGGCTCTGACCGCTTAAAAGAATTTCAGAAACTTCTTAAGAATTATAATGGTGTAAAAGGCCGGCACGGATTTTATGATTTCAAAGACGGTATAGAAGTTATTTCAGCAGGCGAAAGAGATCCCGATGCTGAAGGTGTTGAGGGAATGAGCGCTTCTAAAATGCGGGCTGCGGCAATTGATGGCGACTTTAAAGCATTTACTCAAGGATTGCCAAAGGAATATGGAGAAGACATGACACTGTTTAATCTAATTCGAAAGAGGATGGGATTAAAAGAAATGGTTAGCTTCCGTAAGCATGTTCAACTTCCGAGTCTTTCAGAGAAAAGAGAGCAATATATTTCAGGTGAAATATTCAATGTAGGAGATACAGCAATCACCGAGTCTGACGAAGAAATCTTGATTAAAGAAAGAAAGTCAAATTATATTATTGATTCAAAAAATAAAAAACATTTTGTTGAAAAGCTTAAGCCAGCATATAAAAAGGGTTTATCAAAATCAACAAGTGCAAAACGCCAAGCTCAGTTTAATAAACAGGCGAAAATGGATGACGATAATCCGAATTCTTATAAACCTGCACCTGGAGATGCTCGAGCAAAGACAAAGGTTTCTAAGCACACAAAAGCATATCATAAAAAATTCGGTAAAAAAGAAGCTCTAGATCAAGGTAGTGATGAGTTAGTTAAAGCATACAAAAAGCTTACACCACTAGAAGAAAAACAAATCGCTGCTCTTAAGAAAAAAGCAAAAGAAACTGGTATGCCGTATGGTATATTAAAAAAGGTATTTGACCGTGGCATGGCTGCATGGAAATCAGGTCATCGTCCAGGAGCAACACCTCATCAATGGGCGTATGCACGAGTCAATTCTTTTGTTACAAAAAGTAAAGGCACTTGGGGTGGAGCTGATAAAGACTTAGCAGCAAAGGTTCGAAAAGAATCTATTGAGGAAGAAGCTGTGTGTCCTCCAGCGACACAAGATTTAAAAATAAACACGAAAAACAGGGATGCTACAATAAAGAACTACAATTATGGTCCTTTAAACGTTGATGAGCCTGGTACATATTGGAAAGACATTGCAAAGTATTGGAAGACAACCGAAGAAGCTGCAAAAAAATCAGTATGTATGAACTGCGTTGCTTTCGATGTATCTCCTAGAATGTTAGAGTGTATGCCAGGTGTTACGTCTGATAAAGACGGTGTTTTAGGTTATTGTTGGATGCATCATTTTAAATGCCATTCTGCTCGAGCTTGTCATACATGGGCTAAAGGAGGTCCAATTGATACTGATAAAGTTTCAGATGAATGGGCAAAAAGAGCCGGTAAAGATTATTTTAAAGAGGACGAAGAAAGAACAGCTCGTAAAAAAGGTCAACACACCGGTTCATCATCACATTCTGATTTATATACTGATGAGGATCCAGAAGGAACAATAAAGGGTTTAGGATTTAAAGATGCTGAAACAGCTAATAAAAGTATTGCAATAATTGATAAATCAGATAGAACTCACGCTCACAAAGTTCAAGCTACGTTAGTCATGCAACAAAGGTCAAAAGTAGCAATTGAAAGAACTGACGATCCTAAAAAGAAAAGCAATTTAAAAGCAGCTAATAAAATCTATACAGCACATCTTGAAAAACTAAAAGCAATTACTAAAAAGAAAAATGAATCATTCATTGATTTTTTAGAAGGCCCTGGTAAATATAAAGGAGAAACTTGGGAAGATGGTTTTAAAAGGCGTGTGGTAAAAACAACAAAGCCCGAGCATAAAGAAAAGGGTTATAATTGGCGTATTAAGGGAAAGGAACGAGATGAAATTTCAATCAAGCTTTATAAGAAAAAGCCTGATTTTAAAGAATTTGAAAAACAAATGAAGCGTGTTGCAGGACACGAGTTTGGAGGTTAAAAAATTATAAATAGTATTATTCTAATGGGAGAAATGAATCAATCAGATAAAAACAGACTAGACCGAATTGAAGAAAAAATCGATAGAATGTCAGAGGCAGTAATTGCTTTGGCCAGAGCTGAAGAAAAAATTATTTCTCTCGATGAAACTACACGTATGATTTTACAAAAAATGGTTAACCAAGATGAAAGACTTCGTAAGGTTGAAAATGTACAGCAGGACAATGAAACTACATTAAAAACAATAAAGTCTATTGTTTGGACTACAATATCTGCACTAATTACTACAGCCGTTGCTACTCTAGCTTGGCTTTTCACTGGTTCACCTGACTAAATGAAGACTTTTAAACATTTTATAGAAGGCATGGACCGAGATGCTATCGCTATTTTTGACATTGATCCAGAAGAGGGTGGAGAGTTAACCATTTACAAATTACCCAACTATCCAGGCTATAAACACGATTTTGGTAGTAAAGGATGGGTAGGAGAAACTCCAAATTATGATTTTTTTGCTAAAAATATGGCAGACCTTAAACAAAAAATAAAACGTGCTGGAGGTAATCCAAATAAACCAATATATGGAAAATTAAAATGAAATCTTTTAAACATTATCTTGTTGAAAAACCATTGACACCTTCTCAGCGTATTGCTAGAAGCCGTCAAATGAAAAGATTAATGCCTAAAATACAAAAGAAACGTGAAATAGCAATGCGTAAAAAAGCTTCTTCGACACAACTAAAAATGCGTGCACAAAAAAAGGCCACTGCTATTATTCGTAATAAATTCATTCCTGATGGTCAAGATTATGCAACTATGTCGTATGCCCAGAAAATACAACTTGACAAAAAGGTTGAAAAGAAAAAAGCAGCCATTAAAAAGATTGCCAAAAAATTAATGCCACAAATCAAGCGCGCTGAAGCAGAGCGTTTAGAAAAATTAAAAGCTAACAAATAACTATAAATCAAAAAAACTAGTATGAAACCACAAGACCAAGCACTCGCCAGTATCGCAGAAGCGGCAAAGCGTGTTATGAATAAAGAAACTGAAGTTCAGCCTTCAGACAAAGACTTTGTCGATCTCCATTCGATTGATAAAGAAAAACGTCGCGGCTCAGCTCCTCTTACAGAAAAAGATATCGAAGAAGCAAATGAATTTACCAAAGCCGCTGCAAAAGCTGCAGTTGCTGGTGATGACGAGTTTGAATTTGACGGTAAGAAATTCCCTACTGAAATGGATGTAGATGTAGCTAAAAAAATCCTTGGTGAGTCAACAGAGCTTGATGAAGCATTTGTTGATGTTGATACTTCCGATCCAAAATCAATTGAATTTGCAAAGCTTCTTAAAAAGTATCGTGTTAAAGGAAGAATTATAACAATGAAAGGCCCTGGTGGTGGAATGCCATTGGTTAGGCTTACTGGTAAAAAGAAAGACCTAGAAGGTATTTTGAAAGATCCTATGGGTTGGCAGGATGATGGATTCCTTGCAGGCTTTATTGAGGAATCACTTAATTTTGATGAAGAAGCTGAAATTGACGAAGAAATTTACCGAATTGCTGAAGAACAAAATCTTGATTTAGACGGTTTAACAGAAGAGCAATTAGATGAACTAATTAAAGGTGCTCTTAAATCGGTTGGATCTAAGATTAAAAAGGCTGTTAAAAGTCGAGTCACTACAGCTGGACGTGCAGAACGCTTGACAAAGAAAGCAGACAAAGCAGATAAAAAGCAGGCAGATCGTGATAAACTAGATCAGGCAAAAAGGCGCTTAAAGATCCAAAAGATGAAAAAGAAAAAGAAAGCTGAAAGACGAAAAGGAGCTAAAGCGCGTTTAAAGCAAATGAAGAATAAGAAGAATGAATCAGTTGATTCGTTTGAAGAATCTAATGGTTGAAAAGATAAAGTAGAATCTGAGTCTCAGGTTGTTAATAAAAAAGCTCTTGTAAAAGACCTCAAAGCTCTGATTAAGAATCCAGATCCCAGTAGAGTTAAGGAATATGGCGGCACTAAGTATGTTGATATGCTAAAGAGCAAATTGGCTAAGTTGCAAGAAGATGAATTCAAACCTCATTGGATGTATGATCCAAAAACAGGAGAAAAGGAAAGGGCCGAAAAGCCTGAAGATCATGAAAGATTGAAAGCCTTAGGGTGGGGTCACGAACCTCCTGTTGACGAATCAACCGATCTTGATGAAGCAGTTAGACCAAACGATAAAGTTTTTGTTAAAGGAAAAAACAGAGATGGTAAAACCATAAGTTATTTCGCGTTCGGTGGATCCTTTAAAGAAGTTAAAGCTTTTAGGAGGGCAATAAAGAAACTGCTATCTGATCACGCGAAGAAAAAATTTGATGTTTATGTCGATGGAAATTCAGACCTTGTAGATTCTGATTCAAGCAAAACAATTGTTAGATTCGATGACAAAATGACAGTTGCTGACGTTGCTAAAGCTGTCGAAGAGTTTATCAATAAAGAGTATCCTCCAAAGAAAGCTGCTCCTACTGTTGACTATAAAACAGACACTCGTACAATTGTTACAACCGATGATGAAAAAGCAAAAGAGCTTAAGAACAAATATCACGGTAAAGGAACTAAAGTGCGAATTATGAAGAGAAAATCTAATAATAAGGTATACATTGATTCTAAAACACCTGAAATTCATAAAGCAATTAACGATGCATTGGCTGATGAAATGATGGCAAATGAAGAAGTATATACTGAAGAAACTTACCCTAAAGAACTTGAAAAGGCAACTACACAAGCTGATATTTTAAAACTGTATCCAAAAACAAAATTCTCTAACCGAGATTTATTTGGCAAACCACATCCTGGTGGTGTAGTAGCATTAACTAAAACTATGGCATTAAAATTTTATTTTAAAGATAAAAATCACCGAGGTACAAAAATGGCAAAAAATGATAAGTTTGATGTTTGGGCAATTTGGTACTTCAAAGGTGGTAGACCAATAAACTTATTTGGCGATTTCTTTTCATCAAAATAGTAATAAGTAAAAGTAATAAATAAATCCGTATGGGTAATTTATTATTTGACGAACTGAATAACCAGAATTTTAAAACATTTGCTGCTAAATATTATAGTAATACAAGATGTCTATCTATGGACGAATTCTATGATGATTTAGCTGCATTTAAATACGTAGTAAGACTACTTAGAAGATATCGAGAAACCGGAAAAATACAAGAAAAACTAATATTAAATCACATAATTTTAATTTATAATGTATTTGAAATTCATGCCGCTACGCGAATGTTATTTCACAAAATAGATGAAGATCTTTGGCCAGCATTAAAAACATTTATAGTTTTTCTAAATTATTTGCAGCCGAATACTTACCAGGATATAAATATTGATTTGAATATAGCTAATAAACTGAAAGAAATATAATTATGGGATTATTTAGAGGACCAGACTTTTTTTACGCACTACGATTTCTTCGTCTATTGACGATGCCATGGACAAAAACCGACGCGTTTAAACAAGGCGTTGTAGACGATCAAGGAGTAAAACTTAAAAAGCCTGAAACGCCTAAAGAAAAGTCATCATATACAATTTTTCATAAATTAGTATTCAATATTCGAAGGCTTTTAGGAAAAATTCCTTTAGGCAAAAGTACAATAGCACGTTACGCCGCGGCATTGTATCTTATTAAAGAACATACAAAAATTAGTGATAAAAGACTAATTAAGATTCTTAAAGAAAGCAATGGTGTAGATCTTTCAGAATATAAGCCTGAATTAAATGAATGGTATTTGACTGAAGATGGAAATATAGAACAGGGAAAATATGCACTTGTCCGTGACATAGCATTACCAAAGACCGGAGAATTTTTAGCACTAAAGGGGTCTATGGTGGAAATAGCGGAATCTCAACCGCATGGCTCAATATTGGGTCATGCGGTATTTGAGGCAAAACATTGCAAAACAAAACAAACCATTTACATTACACAGGAAGATATCTCTAGATGAATAAAGAACAAACGACCACTACCGCCGTGGCAATAGCCGATAAACCATTAGGTACCGTTAGGAAACAGAAGTACCGCATTTTCGATGTTTCAACAGAAACGTTTTCTCGTTTTCAAGTTGGAAGAACTAAATATGAACGGTGGTCGAAATTCATTAATGAGGATGAGCGAGATATTGTAAGCTATTATAACAGAAATAAAAATGCTGTTATAGTCCTGCGTAATTCAGAAAACGGAGCATTACGTGCTCTTTACCACACAAAATAAGTAAAAATAGAATTTACTTCCTTTGTGTGATGTGGTATAATACCTAACATCATACTAATGCTATGGCTATATCTATATTCGAAGAACAACTATCTCGCAAACCAAATCAATATCCGTGGACAGAACAGTTTATTGAATCCATGCACAACGGATTCTGGACTGATAAAGAATTTTCATTTACCTCTGACGTTCAGCAATTTAAAACTGAACTTGACGATCAACAAAGAGAAATTATCGTCCGTACACTTTCAGCCGTTGGCCAAATTGAAGTCGCAGTAAAGACTTTTTGGGCTAAACTGGGAGAAAACCTTCCTCATCCAGCACTTCAAGACTTAGGCTACGTAATGGCCAATACTGAAGTGATTCATAATAACGCATATGAAAGACTTCTTACAGTCCTTGATATGGAAGATGTGTTTGAGGAAAATTTGAAACTCGACTTTATTCAAGGGAGAGTAAACTACTTACGTAAATATACACACAAATTTTATAAAAGCTCTAAAAAACAATATTTATATGCACTTACGCTTTTTACACTGTTTGTAGAAAATGTTTCTCTTTTTTCTCAGTTTTATATTATTAATTGGTTTGCTCGCTATAAAAACGTTCTTAAGGATACCGATCAGCAGGTTAAGTATACACGAAACGAGGAGAATATACACGCGCTTGTTGGTATGAAAATTATTAACACGATTCGGAAAGAAAGTCCTGAACTGTTTGATGAAGAGCTAGAAGAAAGAATCAGAGGAGAGGCCGTAGATGCCTTTACTGCAGAAAGCAAAATAGTTGATTGGATGATTAACGGAATCGATGAGCCTGGTTTGAATGCTACGATTCTTAAAGAATTTATTAAAAATCGTATCAACTCGTCTCTAGAGCAAATTGGTTTTAAACCAGTGTTTGAAGTGGATGAAAGTCTTTTAGAATCGACAATGTGGTTTGAAGAGGAGCTCCTTGGAAATAACATGACTGATTTTTTCCATTCAAGGCCTGTTGAGTATTCAAAGAAAAGTCAGTCTTTTGACGAAGACGACCTTTTTTAATTTTTTTATTATTATCATATTATGAATGACATTTATTGGTTAAACAAAGACAGTAGGCAGTTTCTTGAAAGAGGCTACCTACTTCCTGGTGAAAATCCAGAACAACGCATTATTGATATTGCGAATAAAGCCCAAGAATACCTTGGGAATGATAGCTGGGCAGAAAAGTTTATTGACTATATGCATAAAGGATTTTATTCTTTATCTTCTCCTATATGGTCAAACTTCGGCCGCGACAGAGGATTACCCATATCTTGTTTTGGATCATATATTCCAGATGATATGGAGAAAATTCTTGGTAAGATTGCTGAGGTTGGAACTATGTCTAAGGTTGGTGGAGGAACATCTGCATATTTTGGTGATGTACGTTGTAGAGGAGCAGAAATCTCTAGTGGAGGAAGTGCAACTGGAGTTCATCACCAGTTAACAGTTTTTGATTCTTTAACGAATTACATTTCACAAAGCAACGTACGACGAGGATCATTTGCAGCTTATTTGCCAATTGACCATGGTGATATTGAAGAGTTTTTAGGAATTAGGGGTGAAGGAAATGCTATTCAAGACCTTTCTATCGGTGTTACTATCAGTGACGAATGGATGAAAGAAATGATTGCAGGTGATAAAAAGAAAAGATCTGTATGGGGTAAGGTTATTAAGAAGCGTTATGAGTCTGGGTATCCTTACATATTCTTTTCTGATAATGCTAATAACGATGCACCTCAAGTATATAAAGATAAAGGCAAACGTATTCATGCTTCAAACCTATGTACTGAGATCTTTTTATCCGCAGAAGAAGACGAATCATTCGTATGCGATTTATCTTCACTAAACCTTGCCAAGTGGTCAGAGATTGTTGAAACCGATGCTATTGAAACGCTAACTCAGTTCCTTGATGCTGTTATGACTGAGTTTATTAATAAGACTCGTGGAGTTAAAAATTTAGAATCTCCACACAAGTTTGCTATGACACAAAGAGCTCTTGGTATAGGTGTACTAGGTTGGCATTCATATTTGCAGCAAGAAAGTATTGCTTTTGAGTCAATGGAAGCTAAGCTACAAAACTCTCTTATTTTTAAGACTATTCAAGAAAGGACAACTGCAGCTTCTAAAGAAATGGCTATTGAATATGGTGTACCATCTCTTATGGAAGGTTATGGTTTACGTAATAGTTGCTTAGTAGCTATTGCTCCTACTACAAGTAGTTCGTTTATTCTAGGTCAGATCAGTCCTTCAATTGAACCGCTTAATAGTAATTACTTTACTAAAGATCTTGCAAAGGGTAAGTTTACCTATAAAAACCCAGAGCTTACAAAGGTTCTTAAAGAATATGATAAAGATGATAATACTACATGGAGAAGCATACTGCAAAAAGGTGGTTCTGTTCAACACTTAGATTTTTTATCTGATCATGAAAAAGAAGTGTTTAAAACCTTTGGTGAAATATCTCAAAAAGAAATTCTTATTCAAGCTGCACAACGTCAAAAATATATTGATCAGGGGCAGTCTATTAACATGATGGTTCCACCCTCAACAAAACCTAAAGAAGTCAATGAACTACTTGTGTGGGCATGGGAGAATGGTATTAAGTCTCTTTACTATCAACGTAGCGCAAATCCTGCTCAAGAGCTCGCGCGATCATTAAACGAATGTACTACATGTGAATCATGACAAAAGAACAAGTTACCTGCCAAAGTTGCTCTGCAGAATATTATATTTTGTGGAATGATGATTTAGAAGACGATTACGGAAATTTAGTAGAGCCTGAATATTGTCCTTTTTGTGGGTCAAATCATATTTGTGTTGAAGAAGAACATTTATTTAAAGAAGACTAATGTACACATATAAAATTAAAGAAATTACAAAGGTAGTTGATGGAGATACTCTCGACGCTATTATTGATTTAGGGTTTGGTATAACTAAAAAAGAACGCGTTCGTATTGCTGCAATTGACGCACCTGAGTCACGTACACGTGATCTCTACGAAAAAAAGCTGGGATTAGAAGCAAAACATTGGCTTAAAAAGCACGTTGAATATTGCGATAACGTTGTTATTAAAACCGAAAAAGAAGGTAAATACGGCCGGATCTTGGGTTGGTTATACACAGACGAATTCAGCATTTCTTTAAACGAAGTAATGGTAGAAAAGGGTTATGCGTGGACATACACCGGAAATAAAAAGAATAAAAACTTCGAAGAACTTAAGTCAAAAAGAAAATCAAATGGTACATGGGTTGAATAGTTTATTTTTATAAATAGAATTAAGTATGTGTGTAGTAGCGGTAAAATACATGAATGGTTACGGCTGGATCGGTGCAAAAAACCGTGACCGTAACTACAAAACAGATGTCGTCATAACACAATCCAATCGTCACGGTTTACAACGTTTATATATCGATGACAAACTAAGTAGATGGAGCGAAGGTGTTAATGAGCACGGACTAGCAATTATATCTGCATCTTTTTCTGTAAAAAGTGATGAAAAAGAAGGTGATAAAATCATCTTAAAAAGAAAAAATAAGCGAAATAATATTGGTTACTATTCCCCTGACGGAAGAGCAATTAGAAAGGCTCTTTTGGCAAAAACACCTAAGGAAGCTCTAGATATACTTGTCGAACTTAAATTGGCTGGTGCTACATATGTCTTTAACGAAAATGATTGCTATATTCTTGAGGGCGGATTTACTGTAAGAAAAGATGATGCCACTTCAGAAAATCCAAGAGAATACAAATACGTTA